GATGGTGGTGCGATCCGGCAGGGCGCTATCCAGGGATAATCGGGCAAACAGGCGCATGGAGGCGATTTCGTACAGGGCATCTTCCATGGCACCGTCGCTCAGGTTGTACCAATGCTGCATGCAGTGAATACGCAGCATGGTCTCCAGCGGATAGGGCCGTCGGCCATTGCCCGCCTTGGGATAAAACGGCTCGATGACAGCGGTCATATTCTGCCATGGCAGAATCTGCTCCATGCGGGAGAGGAAAATCTCTTTTCGGGTCTGACGGCGCTTAGTGCTGAATTCACTATCGGCGAAGGTGAGTTGATGGCTCATGATGTCCCTCTGGGATGCGCTCCGGATGAATATGATGATCTCATATCAGGAACTTGTTCGCACCTTCCCTAAGTCATTAAAAATGTCCACCCAGGATTTGCTTTCCTGGCAATACGCAGCTGAACAGGCAGGTTTAACCGGCGATAACATAGCCGATATTTTCAAAGACATTAATGATAAAGTCGGCGATGCGGTACTGAATAAATCAGGTGAGGCTGCTCAAGCGCTGGATACCCTCGGGCTTTCAGCTCAGAAGTTATCACAGCAGGCGCCTGACAAGCAGTTGTTAGCTATCAGCTCGGCATTGCAAAAAATACCCTCTCAGGCAGGGAAAACAAACATTCTTGAAAGTCTGGGGAACGACCTGTCAAAAATGCTGCCGTTGTTCGACAACAACAACGAGAAGCTAAAACAGTTCCTTCAGTTATCAAAGGATTTTGGCGTAGCCCCGCCGCAGGAAGATATTGATAACCTCGTTAAAGTTAATCAGTTTTTCCAGGATATTGAGACAAGCGCCCGCGGCTTAAAAATGGAAATTGCGTCTGGCCTGGCAAAAGTAGATTTATCCCCTCTACAGGACGGACTTGATAGTATCCATGATGTGTTCACTGACCCTGCTATCCTGCAGGGCCTGTCCGATCTGGTGGGCGAGGCGATCAGTTTAGCCGGTGTAGTTGGCCGAATTGCTGGTGGGCTTGGCGCCATCGCTTCCTATACACGCTCGCGGATCGGTGCGGTATCCGGTAACTATGATTCAGCTGATGAAAATGATGTAGAGCAACGAATTGAATTCCTCAATAAAAGGGGCAATCAAAGTAAAGAGCAAAAAGATGAATTAGATTTTTTAAATAAACGTCTTCAGTATCTTCGAGCCATCAAATCAAGCTTAACCCCTGAGGATGTGGAGAAAGGAGCTAATGGGTTAACTTCTCTTCTCTCTGACATGGGAATCGACCAGCCAAAAGGTGGCGATTACAACCTGGGGAAAGGGCAATCTAATCAGAAGATAACACCAAAGAGTAATTCATCTGATAACGCGTTTAAAAACCGACTTTTGGACCTCCAAAAACAAGCCGCTCTCATTGAAACTACGGGTAAAAAAACAGCTGAAGTTACAGAGCTTGAAAAATTAAACTTCGATATAAGTAGTGGTAATCTAAAGAAATTATCCGAAGCTCAAAAAGACCAATTACGATCTGCTGCAAAGTTTCTTGATTCTAAGAAGGAAGAGCTACGCCTTAATCAGGAAAACGCGAAAGTGGCTGAGTACGTATCAGGCCTTGAAAGACAGAATAAATTAATTAAACAGGGGCATGATAGTGAATTTATTGGTCGTTATTCTGGCGACCGAGAACGTAGTCGAATGCAAGAGCGCAACAGTATTCAGCAGGACTATGAGGGGAATCGCGAGGATTTATTAAAGCAATACCAATCCGGTGATATTTCTAAAAGTCTTTATGACGCTGAAACTGAAGCGTTACAAGATGCACTGAATAAGAGGCTTGAAATTCAAAATGATTATTATAAACAACAGGATGAATTACAGAATGATTATAGTGCTGGGTTAATTTCTGGTTTTACAACGCAGGCTACTGCTGCGATGGATTTGTACTCCACAATGCAGCAGGTTGGGGCGCAAACATTCAGCAGCATGACCGACATGATCATAACGTGGGCAGAAACTGGAAAGTTGAATGCTCAAGATTTTGCAGCAACTTTTATACAGTCGGTAGGTGCGGCCATGCTGCAATATGCCGCTGCGCAGGTAGCAATGGCGGCGCTTAATGCCTTCACGCAATGGATAGGCGTTCCTTACGTTGGCCCGGCGGTGGCTCCGGCTCAAGCAATTGCTGCTGCAGCAGCTGCTGGTGTATTCATGACGGCGATCGGGTCGGCATTACACGGCCAGGCCCATGACGGTATCGACTCAGTGCCGGAAACCGGAACATGGCTCCTGCAGAAGGGCGAGCGCGTCACGACGGCTAAAACCAGTGCGAAACTTGATGCCACCCTGGACAGGGTTGCAACCCAGTCAACCGGCGGCGGTGCTATTTACGCTCCGAACATCACCATCCCAATAAATGGAAACCCGTCTGATGCGACTCTCGCTCTCGTGCGAAAGGCAGCAGATGAGGGAGCTGAACGTGGATATCGTAAAGCCGTTAATTCTGTAGCGAGCGGGCAAGGCGATCTGCATAAAGTGTTAATGGCAAAAACAACCTCCGGGAGGAAGATCGGTTAATGGCTATTTCAACCAACATCAACTACCCGGCTGATTATTTACCTTGCCCCCTAAAGGAAAACTTTGGGCTTAAACCGACCTCTCCGCTCAAAAGTACCCAGATGGTCACCGGTCGTCGGAGACAGCGACGGGCTTATACGTCTGTACCAACTCAAACGCCGGTTTCGTGGATATTTACCGATGGGCAAGCGCAACTTTTTGAAGCCTGGTTCAGGGATACAATTACGGATGGGGCTGACTGGTTCAATATGCCCATGTTAACCCCGCTTGGTGCACAGGATTACGTATGTCGGTTTGTCGATATTTACGAAGGTCCTACACCAGAAGGGGGAAAATATTGGCGATTTTCAGCGACGCTGGAGCTCTGGGAGAGACCGATCCTCCCTCCTGGCTGGGCAGAGTTCCCGGATTTTATTGTGAACAGCGACATTCTTGATCTGGCAGTTAACAGGGAGTGGCCTGAAGCATGACAATTCTCAACCGTCTCTATGCCAGCTGCGGGCCTGAAGTCATTATTGAAACGCTGCAGATCAACATCGGGGATGAAGTCCATTACCTGTGCAACGGGTACGACGATATCACCGCGACAACAGAGAACGGGGACACCGTTGAGTTCAAAGCCTGCGCGATGGATGTCGCATTACCCGCCCGTAATGATGATGGCACTCAGGATTTAAAATTTGCGCTCTGCAACGTTGATGGCAAGGTTTCAACGGCCATTCGAAACGCCATCAACAACCTTAACTCGGCATCTCTGACATATCGTAGTTTCATCTCCACGGATTTAGCCGCGCCAGCCGCCGTTCCTTACACCCTGGCGATTAAGTCTGGTTACTGGACTGCGACAGAAGCGCAGATCACTGCGGGTTACATGAACGTGCTGGATACTGCGTGGCCCCGTAATCGTTACACCCTGAATTACTTCCCCGGCCTGCGCTACGCCAACTAAGGAAAATTTATGACCTTCAATCCTGAAAAATACCGTTCAGTCACCTGGCTGAAGGGCGGCAGGGTGTACCCGCAACTCGACTGTTTTGGCATTGTTAACGAGATACGTCGCGATTTAGCGGTGCCTGAATGGCCTGATTTTGCCGGTGTGACCAAAGACGGAGGTGGTCTCGATCGGGAGGCCAGAAAACTGATGCTTTCCCTGCAACGCTGTGAGCCCTGTGAGGGGGCTGGTGTGGCTTGTTACTCCGGCTCATCGGTAACGCATGTGGGGATCGTCGTCAGTATTGGCGGCCAGTTACATGTAGCCGAATGCAACCCGGGAACGAATGTCACGTTTCTGCCGTTGCCGCGATTTAAGCGGCGCTTTGTCAAAGTGGAGTTCTGGCGGTGATTAGAATCTACCCCTCCCGGCTACCTGGTGAGCCGCTTGAAACGCATGAACACAGGGCAATGACGCTGCATGCGTGGATGGTTGAAAATGTTGAAAGCTACAGTGAGCGTGAGAGACACCCTGTGTCGGTTGAGCTGGGTGGCGTCAACATTCCTCCCGAGCAATGGCCGTTATGCTATATCAGGCCTGAAAGCGATGTGCGTATCTATCCCGTACCCTACGGGACGGGGCTTGAGATAGCCGCGTGGGCAGCGGTGGCCGTCGCAGTAGCCTCTGCGGCTTACACGCTTTTCATGATGTCGGGCCTGGACTCCGGGGGATATTCCTCTTCGACAGGCAGAAGTCTTGATCTCAATCCGGCAAAAGCGAATACAGCCAAACTGGGTGACCCCATTCGTGAAGTTTTTGGCCGCCGCCGTATTTACCCGGATTATGTGGTCCAGCCGGTTACCCGGTTTGACCCTGTCGATCCGACGATCATGCGGGTTCATATGCTGGTTTGTCTGGGAATGGGTAACTTCTCATTCTCTAATGGTGATCTGCGCGTGGGGGATACGCCAGCATCGACCCTTGATGGATTCAGCCACACCCATTACCCACCTGGCGCCGATGTATCCGGCGATGAACGTAGCGAGAACTGGTTTAATTCCACCGAGGTGGGCGGAACGTCTTCAGGTACTGGCCTTGATATGGCGCAGACCTCACCGGACTCAGACGATATTATCGCGGACAGCATGACTGTGTCCGGCGCGACCGTAACGTTTACCGGGCTTGATACGGATGACGACGATGATGAAGATGAAGACGACAACGCTCTGCCTGACAGCTGGGTCGAAGGTACTATTGTGGAGATTAAAGCGCCTACCAATTTCCTGATTTCCACCTCGTCAGGCTACAGCGTGTTTGCCAGCAAGCTGCTGACGGAAATCGCTCCGGCGGCTGGAATGCCGGTGACGCTGAGTTTTAACAGTGTTGATTATGATCTCTTCATTGCAGCATATACGCCGGGGCAGGATGCCGTGCCTGGTGAGGGTGGCAGCGCGGCTAAAATCCAGGCCAGCGCTGCGCCGACGACTTACGATTTCTCTCTGGGCAGTACAACCTTTACGTTCACCTGGCACGGAACAACCTATACCGTCTCGCTGGTTGCAGATTATGTGAACATGTCCGGCCTGCTGGCCGCGATCTCGGAGGGGCTGACCGGTTCGGGACTGGTCGCGCAGGACAATGGCGGTACAGTGCTGATCACGGAGGAGTCCAGCCCGTTCGCCGGTGGATCAATTACCTCGTCTTCGCTTCCGTCGTCTGTTTTCGGCGATACCCCGGCTTACTCTACTGGCACGGCATCAACAGGCGGCAGTGCGGCCATAACAGCAAACGTGACCCTGGCCTATAACAGCGCCACAGGAACTGCATTCTCAGGTATGCCGGAAGGCACGCAACGACTTTCGCTGTCTCACCGTGGCAATGAGTACCAGATTATTTCGACTGACGGGACCACGGCGACGGTAGGTCGCATGGTTGACGGGGCGATTGATGCGTCATGGCCCGGCTTCATCGCCCGGACAATGATCGACTACGAAGCCACCGGACTGAATGACAGCGATACCTGGATGGGGCCATTTCTGGCAAGCCCGGATAACGAAACTGTTGATATTTTTGAGGTCAATTTTTCTTTCCCAAGTGGTATCTGTGGCTTTGACAGCAAAGGGAAAAAACGAATACGCCATGTTGAGTGGGAGATTCAGTATCGGGTTTATGGTTCTGGTGCCGGATGGATCAGTAAAACAGGTGAGTATGCGCTGAAAAACGTTAACGGGCTTGGATTCACTGAACGCATAGTTCTTGACTCACCTGGTCTGGTTGAAGTTCGTTGTCGTCGACGGAACGAGCAGGGCAGCAACAATGCCCGTGACAACATGTACTGGCAGGCACTCAGGGGGCGACTTCTGACGCGTCCGGTATCCTATGCTGGCGTGACTCTCCTGGGGGTGACTGTCGAGACCGGCGGGAAACTTGCGGCACAGTCCGATCGGCGGGTGAATGTCGTAGCCACACGTGTTTATGACTCAGGTACACCGCGGACGATTTCCGGCGCGCTGCTGCACGTAGGGAACTCTCTGGGTCTTCAGATGGATACAGAGACCATCAGCGAACTGGAGTCGATGTACTGGGCGCCCGGGAACGAGTATTTCGATTTTGCTACCGGCGACAGTCTCTCCGCCCTGGAAATGCTGCAGAAAATCGCGAATGCCGGGAAATCCTATTTCCTGCTCAGTGATGGGCTGGCGACGGTCGGGCGTGAAGGGGTTAAGCCCTGGACAGGTATTATCACGCCGCATGAAATGACGGAAGAACTGCAGACAGGGTTCTCTCCGCCGTCAGATGACGATTATGACGGTGTTGACGTTACCTACATCAACGGCACTACCTGGGCGGAGGAAACAGTCCAGTGCCGCACGACTGACAATCCGACACCGGTCAAAATCGAGGACTATAAACTCGATGGTGTTCTGAACCGGGACCACGCCTGGCAGATTGGTATGAGACGCCTGATGAAGTATCTGCATCAGCGGTTGACGTTCCAGACTACAACGGAGCTGGATGCGCTGTGTTACAACGTCGGTGACCGTATCGTTCTGACTGACGACATACCGGATTCAGCGACGACAATCAGCTGCCTGGTGGAGTCATTATCGACCACTGACGGCGTCTCGACGTTGACGGTATCAGAACCCCTGAACTGGACATATCCGAATCCGAGAACACTGATTCGCTACCAGGACGGATCAGCATCTGCGCTGATGGTGGCGACAAAGGTCGGGGATTATCAACTCTCCGTACCGTATCTCAGCGAGTTCGACGCTATTGATTTCAGCACACCTTCCATCGAGCCGGTGAGGCTGATTTTCTGTGATTCCTCTCGTGTCGGCTATGACGCGATTGTTTCAGAAATTGCCCCGCAATCTGACGGGACGTGCCAGGTCACCGCAAAAGAGTACCGCGCGTCATTCTACGACTACGACAACGCCGGTTACCCCGGCGACGTTGCATAAAACATAAATGACTCTCAACAACCCGCTTCGGCGGGTTTTTTGTTATAGGGCGACTATGAGCACATACAAAACGAAAAATCCTTTAGGGTCCGCAGCCGTAAAGGACCTGTACGATAACGCCGAAAACGTGGATAGATTCGTTAATGACAGGACAAAAGAAGATCTCGATGACCGGTTAGGAGTGCTCCGCAAAACCTGGTACGGCATGGAGATGATCTTCAGTCGCTTCATCACGTATATCACTGGTCGCGGCGAGCAGGCGGTAGGGGCCATTGGCTGGCAGGAGCTGGGAAACTGGGCGACCGGCCTCACAGTCGATAATCGCCAGCAAATCGTTTACTACAATGGCTCCTGGTACAAATATCTTGGAGAGCTGGAACATGTCATTGCGGGGGATTCTCCGGAGAACGATGGCGGGGTGTGGTCGGCGGAAAACCCGACGGGAAAATGGTCGAACATTGGAGATGCAGCTCTTCGCTCAAACCTGGGTTCAGACGAACCGGGAATGGGCGACAATATTATTACCCACGTGCCTACAGAATTAGACGGTCAAATCACGACGGTTAATCAGGCTTTAAGCGCTCAGGCTCCCACCATCTGGCAATACGCCAGATATGTTACAAACAAACCTACTACGTTTCCTTCCACGTGGGACTGGGGGCCAGCATTTCAGGCCGCGCACGATAACGATAATGTCGGACCTCTGCTAATTAACGGCGAAACTTACACCGTCCGAACGCCTGTCGTTTATAAATATACCGATGATGATTACACCAAATATTCAAGACTCCCACGGTGTTTATCAGGAAGCGCGAGTATTGATTATTCAGAGCTGGGAAACGGAGGGGCGGGTTTTAATGACGCTCTTGAAGTTGACGATGCTGCCCAGCCTGCTTATGTGGCTGCGTTTACCGTAAAAGGTGCATCCGGGTATGTTGTTTTACAGGAATTTGAAGGGATTGTATTTCGGGGAAATAAAAACACTGCGGCGATTAAATATATTGGATGCGATGGCGTTCGGCCAAAACGCTGCACATTTGCTGCCAACCGCTACGGAATTGTGTTTAATAATGGCAATTCTGCCGGAACCTACGCTGAACTTAATTCAGCTGTATTCTGCCGCTGGCGCGGTTCGTGCCTTACCGCTATAGCGTACGAGAAGGGTAATGGCGACACGTCGTTCCACGGCTGTGGATTTGGCGAGGGATGTTTCGTCACTGTTTCCGCTGGCCGGTCCCCTGTTCTTATTGGCGCGGGTTGCCAGCCATACAATGCGCCGATGAATGCTTACTTCTGGACAACGGGCACCGCAGCACCACTCATCAGAAACAAAAGCAGTCTGCCTGCGCATTTCCACGGCGAGATGAAATGGGAAGGCTCGTACGGAACGATGATGGCTTCAGGCGGGTTAGTCTATTTCTACGGCGCCCTGCCGCGCTGGGCTGGCATTGACATGGGGACAATGCGACAGGCGTTAAATGGCGGACCTACTGGCTCAACAGGCGGCAACCTGGCATTCTCCGGTATTCTGGTGCCGTCGACCTCTCAGTGGACGGTTGCGAGCCTGGGTACGCAGGTCGTTTTTATGGATTACAACGAAGAGGCGACAGTTTCGGTTGTTGGTGAGTCCTATTTTGCGACATTCAAAATACAGACCGCCCGCAGGCTGACAAATAACTGCACAACACAACCTTTTCAGCTTATTAGTGGAAACGTCAACCCCCTGACTAAGTTCAGCATTACCCGTACCAGCCAGGGCTTGCGCCTGACCACAATCGAGAACAACACAAAAATCGTAGTATGGCGTCAGCGTGGCATGCCGGATCAGTCCTCCGGTATTAACTACAACGTAACAGACCGCTGGAACTCAATATGATCAGTATTGCCGGAATGTCCTCACACGTCCTTGACCAGGACATCACGACTGATGGCTCGACGACGAGCTATCAGTTTTCCATAAACACATTTCCTGATGGTGCGATTGCTCTGCTGGCTGTTTCACTGACTACATCAGGAACGGCGAACTGCTCGTATCTGCTGTCCATTCACAAGCACAATAACGTCGGCGCAAAGGTGACGACATTAAGCTTTTATACCTACAACAGCCTGAGCATTTCATTTTCAGCGACGTACACAACCATCACACTGACCCTCAGTTCTGCCGTGGTGGGTAATCTGAAAATATCGCCTGTATTACTTAACGCAAATCAGTGAGGTTATATGAGTTTCACGATTAAAAAGATTGTCACGCCGATCAAGGTTTACCACTCCCTGCTGGGGGCGGCTATTGCAGGTGAGAGCGAAGAGATCAGCGTGACCTACGAGGTGACGTCAATCCTTTCGCTCTCCGACCTGGTGGGTGTGGCTGAATACACTGTAACACCAGCAGGAGCAGCAATGAGCGGGAGGGGTGAGCTCCCGTTCGTTTATTCCGGAACGGGGAACCCGCTGGAAGAGGCAGAGGAAGAACTCAAGGAAGGTTTACTCTGAAGGTTGAAGGCATGATTATTTTTTATCTGTGTTGTGGCGTTCTCATTTTTTTTGTATCTTATATACTTGATGCTATCAAGACAGAAAATCATCTTGACAGATTTTTAGCAGTAATGGTTATAGTGATACTTTGGCCCTTGATAATCCTAGCCATGGTTAAATACATGGCTAGGGATTTTTTTTGCTGAGCGTTGACTACAAGTTGAATTTTACTTTTACTTCTGCTGCATATAAGAATGGAGAGTCTGGGTTGGCTCGTTTATAGTTATAACCCATTTTTACCCTAAAAATAGAAGCCAAGGATATACCCAGTGAAGATAGGAATGCTTCTAATTTATCCAAACCCATACTTTGACTTTCATTGTAAATGTTTTTGAAGTTATCAATGAATTCAGTTGAAGAGAAGTCAAGACTAAAATCAGTTAGATACATTCCCTTTTTTCTTTCTTTTAGTGCTTTGGTAATGTTGATGATTGATTTTTCGATCTCTAATAGTCCTTTCTGTATAGCTTCATTTTTATTTTCGCTCGTCAATACATTTAGCCGCAGGGTGCTTATTGCATTTAAAAGCTCAAGCCGCTCATCATTTCTTTTTTCACGGAAATCTAGAAGATCTCCAATAGGGAAATCTTTTGCAGGCATTGGTAATGAATTGATGAAGGTCAACAACTCGCCACTATGGCTGAGTTCATTATCTTCATCTAGTGCCGTCTTAACACTTTGATGAACCATCCAAGACTCATGCTTGTTCTCATTTAACTCATCAAAACATCTCTTATACGATTTTTTTATCAATCCTTCCATTTCTGAAGAATCGAAATCAAAAGATTTATTTTTTTCCTCCCTAGGTTGCAATGAGCGTACAAAACCTTCTTTTTTTAAAGTTCTGAGTTCATCAGAAAGGTCAAAAAGTACAACTCTGTTAATTGGTATGCATATTTCATCCAAGTATAACAAAGCGTACCTTATAGCCAAAGGATCAAAATCACCAAGAACCGACATTGAGCCCGTGTTAAATGACAATGGTCTTGTAAGAAGCAATCCTCTCTTCATTTAGCACCTCAAATGCAATTGACAAGAGCAATATGACGTAAAATAAGTAACTATTAATACATGATGAAGCTAGAGAACACCAGTTGCTTTAACTGGTTGGCGCGAGGTCTACAAGCTGGGGCGCCTCGGCCGCAACGTACGCGACCTCATTACGTTGGTATCTGAACTGCAGGAGAGAGGGATTCATTTTCGCAGCCTGACCGATAGCATTGATACCAGTACGCCAGCAGGCCGCTTTTTCTTTCACGTCATGAGCGCGCTGGCGGAAATGGAGCGAGAGCTGATCGTCGAGCGTATTCGAGCCGGTTTAGCCGCAGCGAGGGAGCAGGGGAGAGTCGGTGGCCGTCGCCGGGTAATGACTGAAGAAGTGGTGGAGCGGTGCCGCAGAATGCTGGAGAACGGCGCTACCCGGCAGCAGGTGGCTGATGTGACAGGCGTGGACGTGAAAACAATCTACAAGTACCTCCCGGCGACTTGAAGACAAAGATTTCACTACTTTTCCTGATATGTTACGTTTGGCTTAATCAATTCATTCAGCTTTGAAAACAGTTTGGTTTGTTCGTGAACGGTAAGAAAACAATAAGTTTTGAGCAATTTTTAACTATTAACAGCAATCTTGTTTCCATCTCAGATACATGGGCTGACTTGTGGGCGTTAATTTTTCACACGGGTTTAAGCGCTGGAAGGCTGCTGAATATTCGATATGATGATATTGATGGTGACTTGATACTGATACGAAAACAGGGTCACCTGAAGGAGCTACGTGTTAAATCAACCCCTCCAGTGGAGGCGATGATTGCTCGTAGAAGAGAACGCTATCCAGAAGATGTTTTTTTATTTCAGAGTCATTCTAACCGTGTGAAGTACCAACGCCGGCCGGTCACTATAATTGCTTTCAACGCCGCTTTACGTCTCGCCGCTAGATCATTACCAGACGTTAAAGTAAGTAGTCGTAGCGCGAGAAACATACCGGACTAACCGCCTGTCCAGTAGCGTGTGGCCGATGCGATCGGTGTGGGGGTGAAGACTATTTTCAAATATTTGCCGGTACAATACGGCGGTAAAAAATCCCCTTGAGCAGGCACACTCAAGGGGGAAATACTACATAACATCATTGCTGTGTGCGTCTTTGCGCTCGTCTATCTTCCAAGAATATGCCTAAAGCTTCCAGATATTTCTGGTCTGAGCAGTTAAAACATTGGGTCGGTAGCCGATGTAATAGGGGTAGACGTGAAAACTATCTACAAGTACCTGCCTGCTTCTGAATAATCATTATGTTGCGTCGGTGCGCCTGATCGATAGCTGGAACCTGTATTGATCAGATCTCTCAATGAATCTACTGTATATAAAAACAGTGTTATTGAGAGGTTCAGATCATGCCGCGTCTTTACGAAATCGAAACAGCCTGCCGGGCGGCGATAGTCATCGAGCCTAACGGAAGGCGCACCATCACTACGCGCCGATTCATGGCGGAGCTGGAGCGGTATAACTGGCACTGGTCGCCACGGCAGGCCAATCAGTGGATAGAGCATTACGTGACGACATTCCGGGATGTTTCAACGCAAGAGGGTGATGACCGTACATTCCAGCTGTTCAACCCGAACGGAGGGTTGTGATATGGGCTTTCCGTCTCCAGCAACTGACTATATTGAGCGCAGGATCAGCATTACCAGTCTGTGCAACCTTGGCGCAAATACGCTTGTAGTTGAAACCAGTGACGGCTACGCAGTCATTGATGTGTCCCGGAGGCCGCAGCAGGGAGATACGGTGCTTGTTCGATATGACGGTCGCGCTGAGTTCGCGAAACTGATGGGAAAGGCGCTTATCACGGCTGAAGGTGGGGCGATCGAGGGAGAGGCGCTTGATGACGTGGACGTTTGCGGCGTAGTGACGCATACAATCATCGATCTGATGCGTGATGATTCGCCGGTTTGATGGGGAAAATTGGGGCAGATTTTGGGGCAAAACAACTTTTGGGGCACGATTTGGGGCGGTAAAATGTCTGCATTTGTCCGTATTTGTCCATTTGACGAAAGTTCTATATCATTGAAAAGTTGGTAATTTGTTGATTTTGTAAATCTATTTTTTAGGATGCCATAATAACATGCATATTTCCCAGCATGATTACCTCCATTAGTTTTGCTATGCGCTATGTTGTCCTCATTGAACGGGTTTACGGTTGTTGGATACATCTTAACCCGACTAATCTAAACAAACGATTAACAAATTGCCCGGCGTGACTATTATCCATGTGAATCACTCTCCCTTTTTACCCGCCAGCGCGCTTTTCCTGTACTGCAACGGGCTAAGGGCAAACTGCTGGCGGAAGTGATGGCGCAGGGTGCTGGCATTTGAGAAACCGCAAAGCTCGGCAATCTGCTCAACGCTCAGCCGGCTGTGGGTCAAGTGCTGCGTGGCGCGCTGAAGGCGCTCGTCAAGCAGCCAGCGGGCGGGGGTTTTGCCGGTGGCGTCTTCGAAACGGCGTAAAAACGTGCGCTGCCCCATGCCGGCTCTTTCCGCCAGCGAGGCCACGGTGTGGCCAGCGGCGAGATTCTGGTGCAGGAAATCAAATAATTGCCCCAGCCTCTGGCTCTCCCGTGCTTTGGCCACCGGGCGAACAATCTGCTGCGCCTGCCCGCCGTCGCGATGGGGGGAGACCACTAACCGTCGGGCGACAAGATTCGCCGCTTCGACGCCGAAGTCCTCGCGCACCAGGTGCAAACATAAATCGATACCCGCGGCGCTGCCTGCGGAGGTCATGACGCCTTCGGCGCCGACGTACAGCACGTCATCGATCACCTCAATGCGCGGAAACCGCGCCCGCAGCTGGTCGGTATAGCGCCAGTGGGTGGTCGCCTGGCGGCCGTTCAGCAGCCCGGCCGCGGCCAGAACGAAAACCCCGGAGCAAATAGAAATTATCCGGCAGCCTCGCGCATGGGCGGCGACCAGCGCCTCGCACAGCGCTGGCGGCACGGGGGAGTCAATACCGCGCCAGCCGGGCACCACGATGGTGTCCGCTTCGCCTAACAGCGCCATACCGCCGTCGGTCATGAGCCGAATTCCGCCGGTTGCCCGCAGCTCACCGTCGTCGACGGCGGCCACGGCAAAGCGATACCATCGTTCGCCCATTTCCGGGCGCGGCAGGCCGAAGATCTCTACGGCGACGCCAAATTCAAAGGTACACAGGCCATCGTAGGCGAGGGCAACAACCCGGTGGCGTGACAACGTCACGGATGAGATTGTCAGGATTTCAGCGTTTTCAGTCAT